GCCACGATAAATGCTCTTGCTCATGTCATTCACTTGCAAGCGATCACGAATTGAGCTTTCTTTTCCAGCCGCAAGCATTGCTGCTAAGCCCCTCACTTTATGAACAAAAATATCAAATTCAGTGAGAAGAGTTGCTGCAGAATTAAGGCCAGTCCAGTAATGACGGAAGCTGTCATAAACAGTTTGCAAACTGCTCATACCCCAACCATAGTTACGTTGCCTAACGCGATAAGGCAACCAGTCACCATCAAAGCGCAGAATCCTATCTTTGTGAATATAAGAAAGCGTGGGCTCGTTAATTAAATCTCCAGAGATGATCTGATAATAAGTGGCTTTTGAATAGTCGTATAAGTTTTCTTCGTTGATAACTGGTGCAATTTGCCATCGATCAAGGCATTCAATTTCTTCAATGCGACGGATGTTACGTTTATCGACAGGCATGTAAGCGGGACGCCCATCGTCAATAAAGAGAAGTAGACAAGCACCCCCATAAAGGCGGGAGTTTTTGGCTGCGAGGTTGAGCTGCTCAAGAATGTAGAGGTCTTCAATCGTTTGTTCAATGCCTTGTACTTCTTCGGCTCTTACGCCATCACCACCGAACAACACTTTAAAGCCCTTTCGTGTGGCTTGATCTGCGTAGATATCGACAATGCGACGAGGAAGCCATTCTCCATAGAGATTTTCAAGATCTTCTTGCGGCAGGAAAACAGTGGCAGTAGTTTTGGTGTACTGACTCTTATCGCGGCCAGTGCCCATGCCAATTAGCACGTTTTGAAGGCCGTCTGCGCGAATGCCACCTGCCGTGGCGTGCCCCAAATCAATTGCTTCGCCTTCCATAACCAATGCTAATGGCTAAGTTGTATTGCTTTCAGTCTAATTCCTGGATACATTGTCCGTAGAAGCTGGCCATTATGGACTGGTTAATGCCCCTCACTTTCGCTTTCACGTCCGATCAGCGGCAACGCGCTCGCGACGAAGCTTTTCGCCGTCAAGCTGTCAACGAAAAGCAAGGCAGAAAGGGCAGGAACAATGGAGCCGAGAATGGCGAGTTGGCTCTGCGTCATCATTTGCTCGGCGCTGCTGGAGAAATGGCCGTAGCCGTAATGCTCGGCATGGAAAACAAGCTCTACCAAGAGACAGAAGCAAAACGCGGCTCCGCAGATCTTCCTCCAAATATTGACGTTAAAACTCGCTCTAAGCATTACTACGATTTAATAGTGCAACTAGATGAAAACCCAGATAAGATATTGGTGCTTGTCACAATTGAAAATCGCATTACTCTCATCCATGGCTGGATAAAAGCTGCTGATGCGATGAAGGAGCAATGGAAAAAAGACCCAGCGGGAGGGCGCCCTGCGTACTTTGTGCCTAAAACTGAACTACTTTCCCTATCTTTGTTGAAGCACAAGTGAACCTTACTTGCAGTCAATTCGCTAAACATGCTCTCGGTTTAGAGCTTTATCCGGCGCAAGCTCGCATTTTGGATGAATTCTTTCAGCCAGGCAAATCCCATGCAGTGTGGGCTTTGGGACGAAGAAGCGGCAAAACCTTGATGGCTGCCGTGGCGTGCCTCTATATGTGCTTTGTTCTGGAAGAAGAATATCGCCGCAAAGTTAGAAAAGGGGAGCGATGGTATGTGGTGACGGTGGCAAACAGCCAAGACCAGGCTCGCATTGCTCTTAACAACATCCGCCAACTAATCATTGAAAGTCCCTTCGCACAAGAGATTGTTCGCGAAACCGCTGACATCATTGAACTTAGTAACAATTGCGTATTTAAGGCCATCCCTACATCAGGACGAGCCGCTCGTGGCCTCGCTTGCGCTGGTGCAGTATTTGACGAACTTGCATTTGCCACTGAAGGCGATGCAAATAGTGGAGGGCGTGGCATCTATGACGCACTATCCCCCGCCATCGCTCAATTCGGAGGCAAAGGACGCATCCTCGAGCTGTCTTCTCCATGGCTCACGGATGGTATCTTCTATCAGCATTTCAAAGAAGCATCGTCAGGACGTTTTCCTTTCATGCAGGCAGTGAATCTCCCAACGTGGGAGATGAACCCAAATATTTCGCAAGAGTTTCTTGACACAGAGAGACAGCGCGACCCCGAAAAGTTTAAGGTTGAGTATGGAGCACAATTCGCCTCCAACCTTTCGGCGCTAGTCAATAGCGATGTGATTGATGCCTGTATTGATGATCGCCGCGCAGCATTACCACCACGCCCTGAATTCCAGGGAGCTTACGTCCTTGCCCTTGACCCCGCCCGTGGTGGCGTTGGCCGCGACGACTACACTGCTTGTATTGTTCACTACGAAAACGGCACTCTTGTCGTGGATAAGTTCCATTCGTTCGTAGCTGATTTTGAAATCAATGGAAGGAAGGAAGTGAATATCAATGCAGTGGAAGATTGGATTAAAGAGCAGCATCGCCTATATGTGTTTGACACGATTGTGATGGACCAGTTCAACAGTGCTGGTACCATTCAAAGCTTGGCCAGCGATTTGCCCATTACAGAACTCACTTGGACTGTTAGTTCAAAAATGAAAGCTTTCAGCAAAATGCGAGAGCTTTTTAATGCAGGACAAATCAATGTCTATCGTCACGAGAAGGCAATTATGCAGCTCAAAAATTTAACGGTGGTCTATAAACCAAGCGGGCAATGGAGTGTAACTGGTGGTAAAGCCACTGGTATTGATGACTTGGCATTTGCAATGGCTGGTGCCATTCTTGCTGCAAGTAAAGACGATGATATTGGCTGGATCGAAAGCTTAATCTCCTAGTATGATTTTCAAACAATAGTTCTGTCATGAAGTGACTTATTGCAAATTAACTATGCAGGAAACCAAATTCCTCGTAGCACTATTAGAAAACGCTCCCACTAGCAAGCAAACTTCTCTCCAGCTTCTTGCTGCCGAGCATCTATACATCCCCACGTTACTCCCGAAGCTCAAGGCCCATGCCAAGCGACTGAAGGAAGAGGAGCAGCTTGAGCGCTCTTGGGAGGCGGAGGCTACTGCTGACGACTACATGCCAGACCATGACGGCAGTGAAAGCTTAAGAGAATATGACGCCTGACCATCGTCGTGTTATGATTTCAAAGCTTTCGCGAAGCACGCTGGCCAGCGTTTTAAAAGAACAGTATCGGGGGATGCTGTTCGTTGCCACAAAATGGAGCCAAGGCTATGGGTCGACCCATGGTTAAAAGCTGTATAACGGCGGATTGAAGCCCCGCCCTCAGCACCTTTGCTCCTCACGCCCTTGTAGCCCAATCAGGCAGAGGCAAGCGACTTAAAATCGCTGTAGTGCAGGTTCAAATCCTGCCAGGGGCATCATGCTAAGCTGAAGATACGTTCGCTCCAGCGATGGAGTGCATGACAATGCGGCAGGGAACGGGGCCGCATTTCATCGGGAACTCTCATGAACCCCCTCGCTCTGATCAAGCAGCAGCTTGAAAAAGCTGCGCGTCTGAAAGAAGCTCAACATGCTTCTCTCGTTTATCGCGGTGTTGCCTACGTGCCCAAGCCTCATTGGTTTTGAGCTGCCGCTGTGGTAGCATTCTGAAGCCAACACGCCTTTCACCAATTCACGGCATTTGCTTGCTGTTCAGCCATTCAAGGCGTTAATGCAAGGGAGGAGAGCCAAGGCTCTCCTTTTTTGTGGCCTGTGGAATACATTGATCGTCGTTCCAATGACGAACGGCATTGGCAACAATCGCAATATTTGTAATCAAATACGAAGCAAAAATAAACGTGCGAACAATTGCCACTGTATCTGCTTCTTTATCGCAATTACTCTCCTTGCTCCCTAGAGCCTTTGCCCACACTCTCCATAGCTTCTTCCTGCGCATAAATCCAAGCCTTTAGTTCTGTTACGTATTGTCTAATGATGGCAGCTTTTTCAAGATGCCAATGGTCCATGGTTAGGAAAAATTGAGCATTATGCCAATCAATGGCTCTTAATGATTGGTAAATAATTGGGTTGAGCGGTTCACGCAGGGGGGTATTAAATGTGCGTCTTTCTTGAGTCACAGAAATAATCCTTCACCCTTTCAAACTCTACTGGAGAAAAGTCATTCACTTCTAGGCAACAGTTGAAATAACGCTTATCAATCTGTCCATTGTCATCCAGAATACGATGGCAATGCAAATGGCCATGTACATTGCCTGTGTAATGCCCAGAAAGGCATGATGGATGTACAGGGATGTGCGTGAAGATTAAGCCTCCAGGAAACGTGCTATCACAAGGATGGAAGAATGCTCCCCTCACGTCTTCAAAATATGGCAAATAGTCTTTCAATGCGCCCTGATCATGGTTGCCACGAATGAGGATTTTCCTTCCATTGAGACGAGCAAGAAACCTTAGCGATGCACGAGGAATGACTACATCCCCAAGATGGTAAATAGTGTCACGTTTGCCCACTTTTGCATTCCACCGTTCAATAATTGTTTCGTCCATTTCTTCGCACGATGCAAATGGGCGCAATGCTTCGCCATCAGGACGCGCAAAACTAATCATCTTCGCGTGACCGAAGTGGGTGTCGCTTGTGACGAAGGCGCTCATTGCTCTTTGCTCCGCGTGTGCTCAATGTAGGCGCTTAATTTACAACCCGTCACGCGCCCGTTTTTGTCAACGTTGATCACATAGGAATCTTCTCCCTGTAACTTTACAGCCTCTTCTATTGCCGCTCCTCCCATCGCAAGGACAGTGCCCGTGGATACGTCAAGCCTTCTCGCAAGATACTTAATAACTGTTTGCAGATCCTCACCCACTTCATACGTGGCCGCACGAGGTGATGGTTTGAACATTATTTATATTCACCTACCACGCCAGTTTTTACAAATGGCCGCTCCATACTTTCGATTATTTTAATTGTCCACTCTTCAGCTTCGTTTAAATCGTGAAACACGTTGCGAAAATTCCACCACCAAAGCTCTTTTTCCTGCACTTCATACATGGGCCTCCGTGGATCTAATACTGAAGGCTTTTGGACGATGCGAAACCGTGCCATGGTTCAATGGAGAAGAAGAATCATCATAGGACAGCCCCAGGAATCGAACCTGGCATTCTGGGCTATCTGCCCAACGTGTACCACAACACTTAACCGTCAGGGCCCCTCCTGTTTGTGCATCATCCCTAAAGACCATTTTGTTGGCGCCAACAATATGGTCCCCGTCTAGGAGCTAAGCATGGAGGGGGTTCGAGGAAGGTTAATCTGCATTTTTAATCGTGATTTGAAATCACGCGGCTGATTTCCTTCCCCATTTCCGGTTAGTACTGGAACACTACCTACACACCGGCAAACTTTGGTAGTGAACGATCCGTCAAGCTTGCCGAATGGGTCGAGGGCTCACCAGTGGATCAACCTGGCGGGAGCGTCCTCCCGACCTGCAAACGCAGGATTTTACGCAAGCCAGGAAAGGCACTCCACAACCAACGGTGGACCTCAGAACTGGCTGCACACTGCCGACAGAGCAGCAGTGGTGGTGATGCCCGATGCAAAAGCAGAGCGGGAACTCACTAACTATATCATGCCCGCCCGTACTGAGGCAGATCATTATTGGCAGCCTCAAAGAACGAAGGCATGCGGCTGCGAGCGGTGTCGTTCAGCTCCTCGGCTTTGCCTTTCTCAAACAAGCTATCACTCTGGCGCAGCCAGAAATCCTTGTTCAACCACTTGTCGTTACTTGCCTCTAGCGCATCAAAAGCCCACAATGCAGTGGCCCGACGCAGTTTGTTCAAGCTTTGACCAGCAGTCTCTCCTAGCTCCTTCGCGACAAGACTATGCACGCCAACGTGCGTAATCTCATCACGACTGATATCAGCACTCACCGTGCGAATACCCACGTCTCCATTGAAACGGAAAAACGGCAAAGCGACAAAGAAAATACTCCGCTCCAAAATGGCAGCTTTCAAAATGGGATGGGCAGGATGCTCTTGCCATGCCTTAAGAATGTTGAGCACTTCCTTCTCAGCCTTTTCACTGGTGCCATGGGCAGTTGCCACGTAGTTCAATGCCTCGTCATGCCGCTGCTCGTCTTCTTGGTTATGACGCAAGGCTTCAATCACGCCAGGCGTAGCAGGAAGATCACGCTCCAGCCCTTGCTCCAGAAAGTCCTTCACGGGCAGTTCCAGATGGCGCAAGGCCAGCAGATTGTAAATCGTGTCCTCACCGCCTTCCTTAAGCTTGCCCTTGCTAACAGGCACTGCCTGCCAAGGACGCTTCTTGGCAATCATGGACAGATAGGGGCTCTTGACAGCGTTCATGGTCGTAGTATCGTGCAGGTGTGTGAGGAGAAAGGGGGCTCTAGGCCCCCTTCTTTTTTTCATTCAGCGCAGGCAGCGCAAAATCCAGCCTCTAAATTGCAAGACGCAGAAGATCCGCCAGCTTCAGACTCTTCGTCTAAGCCAAACATGCTCTTAAAATCGTCGTCCAATGCAGCATATGCATCATCCTTGCGCTGAGTATCAGGCAGGACTTGCAGGCTGTAATAGAGGCTCGTCTGAGAAGATTCTAGCCAATCACGCAGGAATGCTTCGTCGTAAATAACCATATCACTCCAGGAATTAAATGAATAACCATGAAAAAGCCCAGTGCGTTGATAAAGCGAAACAATGCCATCAGCAACGCGCTTGTAATTAGCCCAGCCCACTTCAGCGGCAATTTCTACATCACCATAGTCAAACGTTTCCACGCCAAACGTGCCTGAATCACGATCAACAATGCGACCAATGGGAGGAGCAATTTCAGGAGCAGTGGTAAAACCGCGAGTGTCCAAGTAGCGATAAGAGCACGATGCAGTGGGGGCAATGCAGAATGCGCGTTCCATGCCATGCTCGCGGGCAATTTCTGCAGCCTTCTGGATGCCTTGGTCTAATTGCCACACGGCTTCACCGGCAGGCATATCTTTCCATTGCTCAAACCATGCACGGGAATCCTCAGCCAAAAATGCATTCAATGCATGGCCAAAATCTTCATAGCTAATGCCATGGATGGCAAGAAAATTAGCTAAGCCAAGCACGCCCAGACCAATTTGTTTATCAATGGTGGGGGAAAGATATTCTCCAGTGTCGCCCACGCCAGTATTGGGATGGAGATCAACAAGTTGCTGCATGCCTTCAATAAAAGCGCCTTGTAAATTCTCAAAATTACAAGCGCCGAGATTTACATGCTGCAGCAAACACGTGCCGCGATGCGGAAGATACACTTCCAGGCAAACATTTGCCCGAATTCGCTCTCCTTTCGCATTGAAACGAATCTTATTCAACCAGATGTCACCATTGCCAATTCCTTTCAGCAATGCATCAATAAATTCTTGAGAACTATTTTCAATAAACTTCTCATCCACATTAATACAACGCTTCACCCAAGGCAGCTCACTGCGCGACGCATTAATGAATTCCAGAGCATCAGGATGGTCATAATCAAGATGCAAAACTACAGCGCCATTCTTATAAACGCCACCCCTACGCAAAATTTCATTAAGCGTGGAATAAATCTTGCCAAAACTTACTGGTCCGCTTGCAACCAAGCCTTTGCCATTTTCAGCATTCCTTTCGCGGAGAGAAGAAAGATGAATAGCGACGCCCGCACCATTGCGCAAGCCGTGGCTAACAAACCGCCAAGACGCTTCAATGCCATCTTCGCCCTCCATTGAATCTTCAACATTGAAAAC